CGAGCAGCTTGGCGGCACGCGCGTCTACATCGCCGCCCGCCCGCCGCGCCGCTCTCCGCTCGTCCGCGCCATCGGCGCCGAGGCCGCGGCCCGCCTCGCCCAAGCGCAGGGCGGCGAAGTGATCAAGGTGCCGCTGGCCCGCGCCTGGCTGGTGCGCACCTATGCCGCGCAGGGGATGAGCCAGGCGCAGATCGCGCGCCGGCTGCGCATCACCGAAAGCGCGGTCTGGCGGCTGCTGCGCGACGCGCGGGACGCGCGCCAGGCCGAGATGTTCGGCTGACCCGCCCCCCCCCGCGACTGCGGGCATGAACACCGCCTCGCGCGCACGCGATGATGCGCCCGATGGACGCCACGCCCGACCTGCTGACGCCGCGTGACCGCGAACGCATGGCCGGCGTGCACGCGGCGCTTGTGCGCGTGGTCGAGCGCGCCCGCCGCGCCGAGGCCTTTTTCGTGATCGAGGGGCTGCGCAGCCCAGATCGCCAGAAGCAGCTGCTCGCGCAGGGGCGCAGCCGGACGCTGCAATCGCGCCATCTCACCGGCCACGCGGTCGATCTCGGCCCGATGCCGCTCGACTGGGCCAACCGCGGGGCCTTCCGCGCCGTCGCCGCCGCCATGCAGCGCGCGGCCGATGAGATGGACGTGCGCATCCGCTGGGGCGGCAGCTTCCGCGGCTTTTTCGACGGCCCGCATTTCGAGCTCGACGCAAGGGATTTTCCGCCATGACATCCTTCCTCTCCCCGCTTGTGCCGCTGATCGGCGAGTTCGCTGTGGCGCTTGCGATGGGCGTGTTCTCCGCCGTGGGTGTGCGGCTGCTGCAATGGCTGCGGCTCGGCTCCGATGACCGCATCCGCCGCTATCTCGGCGATGCGCTCGAGCGCGCGGTGGATCTCGCCGAGGCGCGGCTGATGCGCCGGCTTGGCGAGGGGCGGGTGCCCAGCGAAGCCGACTGGCAGGGCGCCGCGATGGAGGCGGCGGGCTACCTGCGCGACCGCGTGCCCGACGCGCTGCGGCATTTCGGCGTCACCCCGCAGGGCCTGGCCGAAATGGTCGAGGCGCGCCTGCTGCCGAGGCGCTGATGGACGACGCCGAGTTCGCCGCCGACCTTGCGGAGGCCGATCGCCAGTCCGCGCTGGCGCGCCGGCGCGCCGAGATCGAGCGCCGCCTCGCGCTCTATGGGCCGCGCCGGCCGGACTCGTCGGAGGAGCGCGAGACGTGATGGAGCTCAACTGGCGGGACATCGGCGCGATGATCGCGACGAGCTCGATCGTCGGCGGGGCGGCCATCGCCTTCCTGCGCTTCAAGCTGGCCGGCGACTTCGCGCGCGCCAGCGACGTGCAGGCGCTCGGCGCGCGGATGCACGCGATCGAGGCGAAGATCGGCGGCATGCCCTCGCACGACGACATCAGGCTTTTGACGGCGCGCGTGGCCGATCTCGATCGCAATGTGGCGGTGGCCAACGCGCAGATCGGCGGCGCGCTGGAGCTGATGCGCCGCGTCGAGCATCAGACCTCGCTGCTTCTGGAGAACGAGCTCAGCCAGAATGGCCGTCACCTGTGAGCATGGACCGGCTGCTCGCCGAAGACCGCCGGCTCGTGATCCTGCGCGCGCTCGCCGAGGACCACGACGCCGCGCTGAATGAGCGCGTGCTGCGGCGCGTGCTGGCGAGCTTTGGTCATGCGGTCGGCTTCGACAGGCTGCGCGGCGATCTTCACTGGCTCGCCGATCAGGCGCTGATCCGCATCGAGAAGCTGCCGGCGCAGGATGGCGGCGAGGATCTGTGGATCGCGCATGGCCGCGATGACGGGCTGGATGTGGCGCGCGGCCGGCCGCACCCTGGCGTCGCGCGCGTCCGGCGCGGCTGACCATGCCGCGGCCGTCCTCGATCGACCGCCTGGCGCCTGAAATTCGCGACGCGATCCGCGGGCTGCGCGAGAGGGGCCGCACGATCGATGAGATCCTTGCGCATCTGCGCGCGCTGGAGGCCGAGGTCAGCCGCAGCGCGCTCGGCCGCCACGTCCAGAAGATCGACCGCATCGGCGAGCGGCTGCGCCGCTCCCGCCTGATCTCCGAGGCTCTGAAGCCGCAGCTCGGCGACGCGCCGGAGAGCGAGCTCGCGCGCTACAACATCGAGGTGCTGCAGAGCTTCATCTTCGATCTGCTGGAGCTCGGCGCCGATCCGGAAGCCGAGGAGGGCGCCGAGGCCGCGGCGCTGCTGAAGAACCCGAAGGCGCTGGAGACGCTGAGCCAGAGCCTTGCGAACCTGACGCGCGCGAGCCGGACGAACGCCGATTTCGTGGCGAAGATGGAGGAGCGAGCGGCGGCCAAGGCGCGCGCGGCGGCGGCGAGCGCGGCCGAGCGGGCGGCCAAGGAGCGCGGCCTGTCGGGCGAGACGATCGCAGCGATCCAGCGTTCGATCCTGGGGCTGCGCGATGCCGCCTGACGCCGCCCCATTGTTGCTGCCCTACCAGCAGCGGCTGCTCGCCACGGTCGCGGCGAACCCCGTCACGGTGTGCGAGAAATCGCGCCGCATCGGCGCGACATGGGGCATCGGCGCGCAGGCGGTGCTGACGGCCGGCGCCGCGCGCTCCGAGCGCGGCATGGATGTGCTCTATATCGGCTACAACCTCGACATGGCGCGCGAGTTCATCGGCGTCTGCGCCATGTGGGGCGGCAACTTCGCGCTTGCCGCCGGCGAGGTGCGCGAGTTCCTGTTCGAGGACCAGGCGCGCGACGGCCAGAGCCGCGGCATCGCGGCCTTCCGCATCAGCTTCGCCTCCGGCTTCGAGATCGTCGCACTCGCCTCGCGCCCGCGCTCGCTGCGCGGCCGGCAGGGCTTCGTGATCATTGACGAGGCGGCGTTCCACGAGGATCTCGGCGAGCTGCTCAAGGCCGCGCTCGCGCTGCTCATCTGGGGCGGCAAGGTGCTGGTGATCTCCACGCATGACGGCGCCGACAACCCCTTCGCCGAGCTGGTCAACGACATCCGCTCGGGCCGCCGCCCCTTCGCGCTGCTGCGCGTGACCTTCGATGACGCGCTGCTCGATGGGCTGTTCCGCCGCATCTGCCAGGTGCGCGGCCTGCCGTGGTCGCATTTCGCCGAGCAGGCATGGGCCGAGGAAATCCGTGCCTTCTACGGCGAGGGCGCGGCGGAGGAGCTCGACGTCATCCCGCGCTCGGGGTCGGCGCGGTTCCTGCCGCTGCACCTGATCGAGGCGCGCGCGAGCCGCGCGATCCCGGTGCTGCGCTGGGCGTGCGACGACGCCTTCGTGCACCTGCCCGACTGGGCGCGCTCGCGCGCCGCGCTCGCGTGGTGCGAGGCCGATCTCGGGCCGCGGCTGCGCGAGTTGAACCCGCTGCTGCGCAGCGCCTTCGGCGAAGATTTCGCCCGCTCGGGCGATCTGACCGTGCTGTGGCCCGTGCAGGTGCAGCCCGACCTCTCGCGCGCCACGCCGTTCGTGGTTGAGCTGCGCAACGTCCCGTTCGAACAGCAGCGCGAGGTGCTGTTCTACCTGGCCGACCGACTGCCGCGGCTGTCCGCCGGCGCGCTCGATGCGACCGGCAACGGCGCGTATCTCGCCGAGGTGACGATGCAGCGGTACGGCGCGCACCGGATCGAGGGGATCAAGCTGTCCGAGGAGTGGTACCGCCAGCACATGCCGCGCCTGAAGGCGGGGTTCGAGGATGGCGGTTTCAGCATTCCCGCCGATGCCGCCGTGGTGGACGATTTCCGCGTGCTGGAGATGGTGCGCGGCGTCGCCCGCGTGCCCGAGCGCCGGCAGGTGTCGAAGGGCGAGGACAGGCAGCGCGGCCAGCGCCACGGGGATGCGGCGATCGCCGCCGCGCTCGCGCTCTACGCGGCGGGGCGGGACGTCGCGGCGGCCGAGGGCGCGGCAATCCCGCCCGTTCCTGTCTCGCGCGACATCGCGCAGTTTCTCGGCGTTGGCGCGGTGCGCGGCGTCGCTGATTTCATGGGGTAGCGCATGAGCCAGAGCATCCCGCCGGAGCTGCGCGCCGAGATGGCGACGCTCGCCTCCGACACGACCGCGCCGATCGGCGGCTTCACGCTCACCACGCGCGACGAGATCCTGCTGCGCCGCGGCGGCCGCGACGGGCTGCGGATCTATCAGGACCTCGCGCGCGACGGCCACGCCGGCGCGGTGCTGCGCAAGCGCCGCCAGGCCGTGGTGGCGCGCGAGTGGGCGGTCGATCCCGGCGGCGAGGCGCCCGAGGACCTGCTTGCCGCCGAGCTGGTGCGCGCCGCGCTCGCCCGCATCCGCTTCGATCGCGCCTGCCAGGGTCTGCTCGGCGCGGTGCTGACCGGCCTCGCGGTGGCCGAGGTGCTGTGGGAGGCGGCGCCGCTCGACCTGCGCGTCGAGGACGGCCCGTCGCGGCGCGGGACCTTCATCGTCCCCGCCGAGCTGCGCGTCAGAAACCCGCGCCGCTTCGTGTTCGATCGCGCGGGCAATCTGCGTTTGCTCACCTGGGACGCGCCGGTGGACGGCATCGATCTGCCGGAGCGGAAGTTCGTGCTGGCGCGCTTCTGGGCCGAAGAGAACGAAGACCTCTACGGCCGCGGCCTCGGCCACGATCTCTTCTGGCCGGTCTTTTTCAAGCGTAACGGGCTGGCCTTGTGGAACAGCCTGCTGGAGCGGTTCGGCCAGCCCTACGTCTATGCCGAGTACCCGCCCGGCACGCCGGCCAATGAGCGCGCCGAGCTGCTGCGTGCGATCGCCGAGATCGGCCGCGGCGCCGGCGCGGCGGTTCCGCAGGGCACACTGATCAAGTTCCTCGAAGCCGGTCAGCAGGGCAGCACGACGGGCAACCCGCAGGCCAAGCTTGTCGAGGTCATGAACGCCGAAATCAGCAAGATCGTGCTCGGCGAGACGCAGACGACCGAGCAGGGGCCGAACGGCGCGCGGGCGTCGGCGGAGGTGCATGACGACGTGCGCGAGGAGCTCGCCGACGCCGACGCCGACATGCTCTCTGAGGATCTGGCGCCGCTCTGCGCCTGGATCGCGGAGATCAACATCCCCGGCGCGATGCCGCCGCGCGTGCATCGCAGGCGTGAGGAGCAGCCGGACCTGGCGGCGCGCGCCAAGCTCGATGAGAGCCTGTTCAAGGTCGGTTTCGAGCCGACCGAGGCCTATGTGGCCGAGACCTACGGCCCGCACTACCGGCGGATCGCGCGCGCCGCGCCGCCGGCGGCGCCGCAGGCTGAGCAGCCCGACGCCGAGTTCGCGGACGGGCCCGAGGACGCGGTCGAGACCATCACGCGGCGCCTTGCGGAGGACGCGGCCGGCGCGCAGGAGGATCTGCTGGACGCGGTGCGCGGCGAGATCGAGGCGGCCACCAGCTTCGCCGATCTGGAGCTGCGGCTGCAGCGGCTCTCGGGCGCCATGCCGGTGCGCGGCCTTGCCGAGAAGCTCGGGCCGGCGTTCCTCGTCGCCTATCTCGCCGGCGCCGCCGAGACCGAAGAGCGCCGCTGATGTCGGATGCCGAGGGGATCGGCCTGCCGCCCGAGCAGGCGATCCGCGTCATGCTTGCCAAGGCCAACGTGCCCACCGCGAGGTGGGACGCCGTGTGGAAGGCGGGCCACGCGCGCGCCTTCATGGTCGCCGGCGTCCAGGCCGAGGATCTGCTCGTCGGCATCCGCGGCGCGATCAACAGGGCGGTGCGCGACGGCACGACGCTCGCCGAGTTCCGCCGCGACCTGAAGCCGCTGCTGGAGCGGCTGGGCTGGGCCGATCGTGGCCGCGGGTACGTCGCTTGGCGCACGCGGCTTGTCTACGAGACGAACCTGCGCAGCGCCTACGCCGCCGGCGCCTACGAGCAGCAGACCGACCCCGATGTGCTGGCCGCTCTGCCCTTTTGGCGTTACCGGCACAGCGGCGCGAGGGACCCGCGGCCCGAGCATGTGGCCTGGGACGGGCGGGTGCTGCGGCACGACGACCGCTGGTGGCGCACGCACTACCCGCCCAACGGCTGGGGCTGCGGCTGCTGGGTCGAGCCGCTGAGCGGCGAGGATCTGGCGCGGCTCGGCAAGAGCGGGCCCGACCAGGCGCCGCCGATCGTGACGCGGCCGTGGACCGACCCGGTGAGCGGGCGCAGCGAGCAGGTGCCGCTGGGGATCGACCCGGGCTGGGACTACAACGTAGGCGCCGCCTGGCGCGAGGCGCAGGACGTGCGCGCGACCGGCTATCGGGTGCCTGCGGGGTTCGGCGGGGAGGCGCCGCCGGTCCCGGCGGCGTAGCCGCCGCGCCCGCGACGTCCTCGCCCACCGCCGCTCAAGCCCTTCGAGCCCAAGACGTGGCGATCGCCGAGCGAGGGCGACCGCCATCTGACACAGACCTACCAGGCCTGGGCGGATACCCTGACGCAGGCCGAGGCGTCGGCACTTACGGCGTACAAGAACCTCGATTATGGGCCGATGAACCGCTGGCTACGCGACCCCGAGGCCAACCCCATCTCGCCAGCCGACCAACGCCGGACGAACCGCTTGCGCCGCGCCATCGCGCGGGCCGTCGCTCCGTTCGACATGGTCGTGCATCGCGGCACCAGCGCTCGCGAATGGCAGGCGTGGGCGTCCGCGGCCGTCGGTCGCCACGTCAAGGGCGCTTCGTTCCTGAGTTCTTCGATTGATCGCGACGTCGCCCGCGGCTTCATGGACCCCGACGGAGGGATGGTGGAAATCCGCGTCCGGCGAGGGTATGCTGGCGCGACGTACGTGCACCGTGTCCCGCAAGTGGACATCACCGAATACGATCTGGTCGTCGGCCCTGGCGCCCGGTTCAAGGTGATCTCCTCAGAACCGGGCCGGATCGTCGTGGAGGTAGTTGGTGAGCGGCTTCGCCGAGGACGCGATCGAGAGACGTGATCTGCACGAGCGGATCGCTCGTCTGTCGCCCACGGCTGCGAGCGACTGGCGGACGGCTCCACTGGCGGCGCTCCGCTCGACCGCACGAGCGATCGAGGATGCGGCGGCTAACCGGCGCCGGCATGGCGGCACCGCCGGCAAGTTCGCTGAGGAAGCCGGCATCACGCTGGACGATTGACGTGACCGGCGTCCTCATCACCGTCTCCTCGGCAGATCTGGACGATGCGCTGCGCCAACTCGCCCGCGTCGGCGGCGATGCCGGGCGCGCGCTGCGCCCGGTGGGCGTCGCGATGGCCCGCAACACCCGCCGCAGGATCGAGGCCGAGCGCACGCCCGACGGCCAGCCCTTCGCGCCGCTCCATCCCCGCACGCTCGCCCGCAAGCGCGGCGCTGGCATCCTGCGCGAGCGCGCGATGCGCGGCGGGCTGTTCGCCTCCATCACCTCGCAGGTGGACGGCGCGCGGCTGCGCGTCGGCACGAACAAGGTCTACGCCGCCACGCACCAGTTCGGCGACCCGGACCGCAACATCCCCGCCCGCCGTTTCCTCGGCGTCTCGGCCGAGGATCTGCGCGACATGCGCGAGACCATTGAGGACCACATCCGCCGTGTCACCGGCGCCTGACGCCCC